GGTTTGCTCAAGGTAAGAAGCGAGGTAAACGCATACGTGGCCCTATATCTACTCCTACTAGCTATCGCGATGCAGAGAGTCAGCAAGGCTCAATCCTTCAGACTATGAAGGATGCTTATGCAGGTCGCATGGAGTGGAAAACAGCAATAAAGATTATTGGCCCTGCGGTGTGGGATTCAAAGAACACTATGTTACGGGGAGTAACCCTTCCTGTACTTAACCTAACGCAGCTTGAAGATTTAACTCGTACTAAATTTACTCAGCTTACTGGCGCTCTTGCAATCATTCGAGACATGGTTGCTTATCGCTCTAAGAAATTAAATGTCGCTTCGCAGATTACCGCCGACTGGGTTAAGTTACAGAATAAGAACTTTGCTCAATCTCAGTTGATGGGTCGCATCATGATGGAAGCAACGATACGAGGCGTTGATCCAGATACAGTACAACCGGGTACGTTAAACCCTGAAATGCAAAGAGCTTGGAATGCGCTTAAACCTGAGTATAAAGATATTTATCGGCGCGTTCGTAACTTCTACGCTAACTCCGTTAATGAGATGGTACGCGAGATGAAGCGTAGAACAGTAGCTATTAAAGACCCCGCTAAACGTGCAGAAAGATTACGTCAGATCGACGCTCAGTTCGGCTCAGATAAATTAGTCAAGCCGTATTTCCCCTTGCGTCGTTTTGGTAACTACTGGTTCCAAGTCGGTTCGGGTAACTTCAAAGAGTTTTATACATTTGAAAGTTCACTTGCACGCAACGTTGCTATGAAAAAACGCATCCAAGAATTGTCGGGGGGAAATAAACAACAAAAAGATTTGGTTAAAACAGTGCATAAAGGTAATGGAATCTCAGAACTTTATGGTAGAAATATAGGCACTACTCAGGTACTAAAAGATGTTAATAAGTTAGTACAAAACATTTCGACTACAGATGTCGCTGACCTAAAAAATCAGTTAGAAGATAGCCTGAATCAACTTATCTATATATTGCTACCTCAGCAAAGCATGCGGAAGATGTTTATCAACCGCAAAGCAATTCAAGGTGCTAGTTCAGACATGCTTCGTGTATTTGCTACTACTGCGGTGCATAGTGCGTATCAGCAGTCTCGGTTTATGTTTGCGGAAAAGTTCTTACTGAACTTAAACAACGCACGAAGTGAAATCGACGGCGCTGAACGAACTGGAATGTTAAATGGCGACCAAGCAGCTATGCACAGGGACTTTATTAACGAAGTAGAGAAACGCGTGCCTAGTATTATGAGCAACGAGGATACAAGCCTTGCTGTACAGGTAGCGGGTAAAGCCTCAGAGCTTACGTTCTACTATATGTTATCGGCTCCGTTTACGGCAATACTTAATACGCTTGGCGCAGTGCAATTAGCTATGCCGTATATTGGCGGGTCGTATGGATACCTCAAAGCAAATACGTTGCTTGTGAAGAACTTAGGTGTGTATCTTAGTACGGTACCTAAACGCGTCTTTAGCCCTATTAAAAATGGCACGGTTGTAGGAGTGAATTTCCCTTCCATTGTGGAGGGTGCAAATCTTTCTCCGTTACTACGCCGTGCAGCGGATCGGTTTATTGATAATGGACAAATTGATATATCTATAACCAACGACGTTATGAATCTAGGAGACCGTCCATCGCAGCTATATACAGGCGTGGGCGCAATGGTTAAGAAAACAATGTCCGGGTTGTTCCACCAATCTGAACGCATGAACCGTGAAATTATTTTAATGACTACGTTTGAACTAGCGTACGAAAAACTATTAAATGAGTACCAGCGTCAACCGGGTATGGAAGGATTGCGTGGAGTCTTTTTACGGGACGCTAACGGAAATAAAATAAAGAACACACCAAACCAAGCGTTTGAGCTTGCTATTGAAGAAGCTACGCGAGTAGCGGCACTTACTTTAGGTGATTTCTCTCGGCAAATGAAGGGTCGTGTTTTTGCGAATCCAGCCGGTATGGTGCTTTTGAAATTTAAACAGTATCCAATCTTGGCAATGTACGCTCTTGGGCGTAATTTAGATTACGCTGTTAGACCTTTCAATAAAGAAGAAATTGAGCAGTATAAAAACATGTTAGAAGAGGAACTTAAAACCGCTCCTAACAAAGACCAAATTATTGCCCAACGAGTAGAAGAAGTTGAAACACAACAAAAAGCGCTTGGTAAAGAAGCTCGTCGTCGGCTTGCGGGCATTCTTGGTATGACCGCTGTCCTAGGTGGTCAGGCTGCAATGCCATACTTCTCTTTGGTTATTGGTACTCTCGTCAAGATGTTTGCTGGTGATGATGACGATGACTATTTTGATTGGGAAACTTGGTTCTATAACTATATGGAAACCGAATTCGGCGGATACCTTGGCGGTATGCTTGCTAATGCAGGGGTGAAGCCAGAGACTGCAGAGAAGGTTGGTCGTACCGCTGGAGAAGTTGTTTCCCGTGGCGTACCTGCAGCTATGGGTATGGCTATATCAGATCGTGTTAGCTTAGACCCTAAAGCCCTTCTGTGGAGAGATGGTCGGTACTCCCCCGATGCCCGTGAAAGCTTCATCGAATCAATAATAGCTAACGCAGGCCCAGTCGTTGGGCTTGGCTTACGGGGCACCGAGGTATATCAACTTGCAAAAGAAGGCCAGTATTCGCGTGCAATTGAAACGGCAATGCCAGCAATTGTAGCTAAACCCATGTCTGCTGTACGTATGGGTAAAGAGGGGGCAACCACCAAAGGCGGCGATGTGATACTGGATGACTTTACAGCCACAGAATTAGCTATGCAAGCAATCGGCCTTCAGCCTGAACGCCTAGCCCAAAAACAAAAAGCCGCTATTGCGATGAAACTTAAAGAGCAAAAGATTCTGGACGAACGCAACGCAATCATGAACCGGCTATGGATGGAGCGCGATAATTCTGAAGCGTTTGATGCTGCTCTTGAACGGGCAAGTGACTTTAGTACAAAGCACCCCGGCCTAGCTATCACCCCTAAAAAAATCAGAGAGTCATTTAAGAAGAGAGCTACTCGCGCTGCTGAAACAGAAGCTTTCGGTGCGGACATTACCAAGAAACTGCGTAGTGAAGTGTCGGAGATGGGTGAGTTTGCTGAAGACGAGAACTAAAAAAAACCCCCGGCGAAGAGGGGATGCCGGGGGTATAAAGCCTCTTAGCCAAGCGAGAAGAATGCCAAGAGGATAACACAGGAGAAGCAACGTGAAAAAAACGTTGCACGCTCATCATACTACTGAATTCTCCAAATTCGCAAGCCTCGAATACCATCTTCGATTACAACCTTACTAACCACTTTAAGTCCAAGTCGGCGTGCAACGGTTCTCACATCTTCTTTAGCTTGCTGCGCGTGTATACAAGGTATAAAGAAGGAAGCCCCCATAGGAAACTTCCTCCAGTTTATGTCGTAGCTAACCCCATCAATGACCATCAGTGCCGGTGGCTAAGGCGCCACCATCTGCATCGGTTTCGGCAGCGGCAATATAGGTGTCAGGGTCAAGGAAATCGCCGCGAGAGCAATCAAACACATACGTATCTACTGGCGGGGTGCTAGATAGCTTGGTGCCCTTAGACATGCGTTTCTTAACCGTGCCAACATATACCCCTTCCGATGCCAATGCGTTTAAAACATCTTTCAAGGTGATCTGATTCTTGGAGCAATAGTCTCTAAATTTCCTAGATACAAGAAAAAGCTTCTGCGTATCTGGCTCCATACGCACCGTTAACTCCCCTCGCGGCTCCAAAATAGGCAGTAGCTCAACCCCTGTGCGCTTATCTACCTCGTCGTTAATAACCAAAGTATTTTGGCGCTGCTCATTCCAGTACTCTCCTATTACACTAGCGTAACTGGATGCAGGTGGTTTGATCTCTTGACGCATCTGAGTAAACTCTTTAACCAACCACTTGAATACTCTACCAACATCGATGTCTATCAAGCCTAGTCTACGTGCAAACATAGCGCCAGCAATATTACATGCCGCTACCCCTGACCAAAAACGCTCTCGGTTTGTAAAGCCGATTTTACGGTCGATAAGAAGCTGAATGTCCTTGACCTCTTTGATACGTTCTTCAAGGTTGCATACCAAGTCACGGATGTAGATACGCCCCGCATGTCCGTAGTTGGAGTACATCTTAGGAAATATCTCGTCGGCTTCTTCTTTCGTCATCGTCTTAGTTTCAGGAATGTTGTACTCAATGACACGCATCAACTCACCATCTGCCGATGATTTCAGGGACTTCAACTTATCTACTGCTGAAGCGTTTGAAGAGCACAATAGTATTGTTTCCCATCTGGCAAAATTATTACGCTCGGCGTTCTCGCTAGACTTCATCCTAGCCCTACCTCTCCCTTGAGAAGCAGCGTAAGCAAAGCTAGAAAAGTCATCCGGACTCATCTTAGTAAGCTCATCACATCCAAGAGGAAGGTTGTTCATTACACCCAACCGATGCAGCTTCACGTTCATTGTGTCGCGCTCGATAAGCATTACTTCTTCCGGATGCCCATACACGCTATGCATAGCTTTAATCGCGGTAGTTTTACCTGTACCTGACTGGTTGTTGATCATGTTAATCAACGCGCCTTTTAGGTTTAGGTGTTTCAGTAACGGTGCGCCGAACGCAGTAAAAAACCCAAATGCCATTGGCTCAAAGCCGGGGTTGTCGTACACGTTGATGACGCTTTTCCATTCTTCCAACGATCCTACTGGAATGAAATAATCAGATAGAGGTGCTGTATAACTTGATGGAGGACTATAGCGGTCGCCATCGGCACATATCTCGGTATCCCCTATAACAAACGAACGACTGTTGTCAGTCCATCCGAATTGGGTACGCATAATGTCTGCTCCTTCTCTGCATTGCAGTTCTTTTGTAAATCTAACGATGTAAGCCATAATCGCGTCCATCTGCTTTTTCATAGCGATAACACCAAACCACGCTAGCTTTTCTCGTAGCTTTTCTGTAGTCAGCAAGTCAACTGCCGGAAGTGCAAACTCCCGCACACCATCTTTGGGGGTATGCAGTCGCATCCATATAACTTCACCCTGCTGAGGGTCTTTCATACGCTTTACTACATAGAGGTCATGCTCATAAATAAGCACGGCTTCATCTTCGTCCGCATCGTCCGCTTTCTTATAAACCCCACCAGTCTTTCCGCGAAAGTATGGATACGGATACTCAGGTATGGTGTAAGTAATCGGCTTGCTTGCATCCGCTGCGGTAAATTGAACGACGTTATCTTCCGGTTCTGCCGCTATAATCTCCTGACCAAGTACAATCGGAGATGTGATCTTGCCTTTATTCGGACAATTATTGCAGCCGTCAGGGTTGATTTTGCTAAACGCGTCGCAAGTGTATGGCCCCTTTATCTTTGACGCTTTGTTTAAAGCCCCCGACTCTGAATACTCCGGATGCCGAGAGGATATGTCGTGTACAGCCTTTTCCATATCCACACAATGTGCGGCTATAGATAACGCAGCTCTCCATCGAGGCTCCTCTAAAGTTTCTTGATCAGCAATCGCCGAAGCCAACTGAGGACATGCGTTGTCTTTCTCAACCTTCATCATGATGGTCGAAAACCTAGACTGCTTATTGCCCATCAACGACTTTGTTAGCTCGTTAATTTGTGTATGCGCATACTCAGGTGCTTCTTCAAGTATGCCGACAATGTTTTTAAATTCCTCGTAGGTTGTCTCGGTGCCGATACACATTAAGACTACGTCTAACGGAGGGTCGCCTTTTGTATTAAATGTTTCAGGTATACGAAGAATAGAAGCGGCATCAGCGGTACGTGCTGGGTCTGCATGGAGGCCACGTTCGTGACAAATTACCTTTAACCTATCAGCAACGGGCTTCCATTGTTGCCTAGTAATAGCCTCTTGTAGCGTCCAATAAACATGCACCCCACGACCTGAGTTAACCAACGTAGGTTTTGGTAAACCCAAATCTTCACAAAAATGTTTGAGTGCTTGTACACCATCACCTTGGGATTCATATGGTTTACCTTCTCCGCAATCGATGTCCAACCAGAACGCTTTGATGTTCTTAACGTTGTCGGTTGTGCGGGTGCTGTTTACTTCGTACTTAGAACAAGCAAAATAAACGTCATAGTTCTTTGCTAGTAACTCGTCTACCTCCTGATCAACTTCCTCCAGAGTCTGCACGAAAACTTGCTTCGGCATTCCGGTCTTCTTTAGACCTACTACACAGTACCATCCTTCATCGGAAAGCACTGCCGACAACAAGTCTGTCTTTGCCATTTTTATCGCCGCCAATGCCGAGGTTATAGGGAGAACTTAGTCCGTTTCAGCATGTCCCATATCTTTTCGGCGTTAGACTTACGAGGTGCCCATTCGCCTACAAACCATTTGTAGATAGTCATCCTACTAACGCCAAAATATTCTGCTACATCTGATACTGGAATTTCTTTGGTAATGCAGAAGCGCCCCAGCGCTACACCGGGGCTTTCCACACTAGCCGCTAAGTTCGCTTTGATGATTCTTGAAGCGTAACCACGGTTGTCCATGATTAGTCATCAGTTGACCAGCTATTGATCACATCCGCAAAGTCCTTCTTCGCAGCAGGTTCCGCATTCTTCTTCGTCGTACGCTTTGTCGGCTCACTAACTTCCTCAGCTTCGATCTCAACCTTGGCTTCAGGTTTCGCCAACGCTTTTCGTTTAGCACCATCAGTAGTCGCAGGGGTCTGCGTAATCGCCGCTTTAGCTGCAGGGCTGTCACCTTTATCACGGGCAATCTCCCATTGTTCACGGGTCAAGAACTTAACTGGTTTGAAGGTCAACTTAGGAGTATCTGAGTCGGAGTCCAAACGCATCTCAGTAATGAGAGTATTAATGTTCTTACCTTGTGAACCAACATACTTGGCGTACTGCTGGAAAGGCATCTTGTCTGTATCACCACGACCAAAGATCGATGTAGCTGGCAGTGCAAGTTGATATATATCACCGTCGATATCATCAGCCAATAGAACAGCCAAACGTTGTTGGAATCGGCAAGCGCGGGAGTCATTATTACCAGAACCTTTGACGTTCTGTGGGCAACCTTCGCATGATGTGTGCTGTGGGTTTTCAATGCTTGCATCAGGACGCTTACCGTCATTCGACCAGCAGTCGGCTGCGGCGCTTTCACCAGCTACATATTTACCTTCATAAAACTGACGAGCGATGTCGCGACCGCCATTAACAATGACGATGTTCATTGCACGGCTCTCGTTCTTCGCAACTTCTTCGCCTGATACCATAAGACGGAATACACCGCCACGGATAGAGATACGCTTGGTAGAAGTATTACCGGCAAGAGATTTGGTTAAGTCATCTAACTCAACTTCTTTGAGGTAGTCGGGTAAATTATTTGATTGAAACAAAGTGATGTTGCTCATTGCGTTCTCCTAGTTACTTACGTTTAATGGTAAATTCATATTCACTATCCACATTCAATCCGGGAGGATGCAGTTCTGGGTTACCCTCCATAAAATCTTTCATGTTTGTTTGGTGAATACGTTTCTCTAATAGCCCCATAGCCGCATGTTCCTGCATAAAACCGTAAAAGCTTTCCCAATCGCTAGTCCAATAACGATTTTTGACTGTACGGTATGCGGTGTAGTCGGGGGTAGAAAAAGATGTAGCGCCAGTCTCTTTAGATAACTCAAGCAGCTTGTGTTTCAGCACTGCCATTTGTTCTTCGAGTTCAGCGGTGTTGCTTTTGTATTCGCGGTAAATCTCTTCTTTTTTATCACGTATTTTTACATACGTTTCGATAATTTTATCGATAGGTATATCAGTTGCCATTGGTTTCTCCTAGTGTTCGGCAAAAGCCGATTTCTTATATTACCATACTTCTTTACAGTGTCAAGAACTATTCGCTTATTTCGTTCTTGTATAAATCAATTATCTTGGTGTGGTAACCAAGTTTATCTTGCAGCGCCGCGTAAAGTTTTGTCTCTACAGGACTACCTTCGAGATGCACTACAGTAACAGGGTTCTTCTGCCCTTGTCTATGTACCCGCGCATTTGCTTGGAGATAATACTCAATGGATGTTATTGGAGCGTACCAGATGACAACATTTGCAGCGGTCAACGTAACTCCATGCGCAGCGGCTTGTGGCTGAATGAGTAATACTTTTGGGTCTGTTTCTTCTTGGAAATTTTTAAATATCTCAGTTCGTTTATGCACCGGCACTTCGCCGTTAATTACTTCGCAAGTTACTTTTTGTTTTGTTAAAAAATCTTTAATTATGGCTATCGTATGTGTAAACGGTACGAATACAAGAATTTTTGCGGTAGATTCTTCAATGACTTCCAACATTGCGTTCAACCGATCCGAAACGTCAAACTCCACTACGTTACCGTTGTCGGTATAAACTGCGCCTCCCGCTATCTGTAACAGCTTAGTGAAATTTGCTGCGGCGTTAACAGCAGAAACATCTTCCCCCGCTGCGCTAATCAGCATATCTTTTTTAAGTTGCTTGTAATACTTAACCTGTTGCGGTGACATAGGGACAAAGCGTGATACGTGCGTAACATCAGGCAAATCAAGACACTCAGCTTTGGTATACCGAATTGCTGGCTGTAGCAATCTATGTACCGTTTGTTCAGAGCTAGTCTTTGGCACCCATATGAACCTAGTTAGCTGCGTCATTACGCTATCTCGGAACGCGGTATACATAAGAGGGGCACGTTCAGGCACGCACATTTTTGCTAGCCCATATGCATCCAATGGCGACTGTGCTGCCGGTGTTCCAGTCATCATCCACATCCATGTCTTTGGGGCTGTTATTTCTTTCAAAGCTTTAAAACGTTTGGTGCGATGGTTCTTGTACGCATTAGCTTCATCAACAATGATTAGATCAAAACCACCTTTTTTAATCTCGTCTTTCACAATGTCGAGACCATCAAAATTAATAATGACGTACTCGGCGCAACCGTTGATGATTGCTTTTCTTTTGGAACGGTCACCATAGGCAATGTCCACGCTACGGTGTACGGCAAACTTAAACAGATCAGCTTGCCATGCAGACTGCATAATTGATAGAGGGCAGATAATAAGTACGCGGTTTATCTTACCCTGCTCAAGCAGATAATCAGACGCCCAAATAGCCGACGCGGTCTTACCCGTACCTTGCTCGTTAAAGCAGAACGCACGTTGGTTGACTGTCATGAAAGACGCTGTGTCTTTCTGATGCGCCATCGGTGCGTACAAGCCGGGCCAGTTATAGTCTCTCAGTATTGGAGAAGGAACTTTGCGTATGCCTACCTTACTTAATGTACGCGCTTCATCCAAACCCCAAAACACCACTACTTCACTAACATCTCCTTGCTGCGCTACTACCTTACTGCGCTTAACAGTTTCGGTAATACGGCTAGGCCATTTGGTGCGCACTACCAACAACTTGTTATCAACTATTTGCATGGTAGTAGTCTGTATGAAGGATAGAAGTAGGCGGGGTTATCAGAAACTTCAAGTTGCTTTCTGCGGTCAAGTAGTATGGCAATGTCCATGTAGTCTTTATCCCCGCAGTATAAGATTTCTTCATAGCTGACCATGTTAGAACCAAAACGTACAAGCCATGCGTTACGTAAATTTTCTACACTCCACGACTCAAATTCCTCGTTGATTATGGGGTCAACATCAGCCAAACGTACAGGGGCAAACTTAGTGGGGACAGTCAATCTAGGATCAGTCCACCCGAACGAATACCTCTCCGTGGCGTTATATTTAATATCGCTCATTTTGGCTCGTGGTTTGATTTGCGTGGATATGAACGATTGTCACTCGCAGTCTTAACGCGCAAGTTACCCTTCGTAGTCTTACCGCCTTTAGACAATGGCACTTTGTGGTCAACGTCTTTACCATCACCTTTATGCACTTTGCCTGCTTCCACCATGATGCGCCGTGCTTTATTACGTTCGGCGCGTTTCTTTTTTACCTTCTCTGTACCGTCATACGTTTCGTACTCATGTTTGTATGGGCGTGGTTTATTTACGTACGGCATCATCGGCTCCTTGTCTACGCAATGCAGATAAATATGGGCTAACGTTTTTACGCTCTTGGCATACTTTGCAAACCCACCGGGTAACCTTTCCAGATATTTTTATCATGCCGCCCTCGATAGGGCGCGTTGCTTGGCATGCAGTACAAAATTTAGTATCCATTACTCAAGTACCTCTACATTTTCTTCACTTGCTAAAAAATTAATAGTGGGGGCTTCTTTACGTAAAGAATAATATTCCAATTGCACTTTGGCAGAGTTAATCATTTTACCTGCAAGATTTGCTAATTCTGCTGCATCGGAATGTTTAACTTCACCATTACGTAATCCGGTAAATACTTGTGATAGTTGATCTCTTAATTCAGTTACGTTTTTCATTTAATAATCTCCTTATTTGAATTTCCAACCGTTTAACTTCGACTAACTCTTGGGGTATATCTTTTGCTGATAACCTTTTTATTACAGTATGCTTGCACAACATTTGCCGTACATAACAATCCCATAATTCTTCTTTAGCTTTTTTATACTGCTTTTTGTTCCATTCATTTACTTGCGCGTTATGGCGTTGTGGGTCTTTAGCTTTTTGTTTCTTTTTGCTAAGGCGCCGCATTGCTCTAACCTTGTCAGGGTCTTTTTCAAAAGCTTTTCTTTGTTGTTTAAGGCTCCATTGTTTTACCTTTTCTTTATTTCCTTCGTAAAATTTTTTACGGTGTTCTTTAATACGTTCTTTGTTTTTTTCTTGGTATTCTTTATAGTATTCAGGGTTTGCTATATACCGTGCTTTTGCATCCGCTAAAAGTTTTTCACGATTCTTTTCGTAATATTCTTTTCGATAAGCGCGAATCTCTTCATCAGTTTTCTTAGGCTTTGCTGGTTTGGGTGGTGGTTTATTTGCGTTGTACCGCTCCCGCGCTTTAGCGTTAATTATTTCTTTATTCTTTACGTAGTATTCTTTATCCCACTTACGCTTTTCTTCTGGGTCTTTATGGCTCATATCATTCTCCTAGTTTTTATACCACTACACGCGTAACATAAACCCAAAGAATTTTGATAGGAAAGATTCTTTTTCCTCTTCATATCCTAATAAAAGACTCTGTACGAACCTCTCTTCTGGTGTATGGGTGTCTGGTCTAAACTGCGGCACATAGAACGCCCCAATCTTAGGGTGTTCCTCTTTTATAAATTTTCCATCACGTAACATACTTACCTCCTAATATTGACTTCTACCGTTATGCTCACAGTCTTTGACTGCGCAAAACTTGCGGCAGGTGAAGTTAGGTTTAGGGTTCCAAACTTCGGTGCTCATCGCCGCTTCCAACTGTTGCACAACGCTAACCCACTTAATCCATGCAGTTGATTGGATTTCACTCTGATATTCCTTCGGCACCAAGTCTTCTACAACTAGGAATAGCAGCCCAGCCTTGATAGTTTTTACCTCTGGAAAATGCTTGAACGTTAGTAGTGCAAGCAACTCTAGTTGTTTTGTATCCGCGTACTGACTACTCTTACTTGTTTTGTAATCAATAATCCTAGCTTTGTCGCCGTTTATTACCAACAAATCAACAATACCTCTTACCCAGACTTCCGGATCATTAAACTTACACGGAGTAAAATCTTTTTTCAACCCCATTTCATATTCGCAATATTTCTCCCCCTTCAAAGCCTTCATCGCGTCCAACTGTTTCTGGAACTGCTTGAACTTCGGTGGAATCGGCTTGTCATCACGAATGTATTCTTCTGCAGCTTTATGCACTGCAGTGCCATAGATAAGGTGATCTTGCGGCGGCTCAACAATATCCTTTACGATACGCAGTCGGTGATACTTACGTGGGCATTGCGTAAATAGAGAGATGCTAGAGTACGACCATGTGTACTTCATTTTTCTTCCCGCGCTTCCATCATTGCGTCTGCTACCTCGTAAGAATATTCAGCC